CTGATACCAAGCCCAGCCGGACTCGGGTTCATCTTCTTGGCATGACCAGTAGGCATCCTTTTTGAAGGCGTCGCGGGCGGCGGCGAAGAGCATGGCTTGCTCGACGCGGGTCGGCATGGTGCCGCCGATGCTGGCGGCCCATTCTCCGGCCTGCTGCCAGTTTGCCTTGATGTCGCCGGGCAGGAGAATGACGTGGGTGACGGTGCCGTCGGCGGCGATGGTGCCGCCGATGTAGCGTTCGCCTTCGGCGAGGGTGGGTTTTTCGATGGGCATGGTGGGCTCCGGTGGGTTCAGTTGAGGCGGTTCAAGCGGGTTTTCGGCGCGCGGCGGTCCTTGAGGAGGACGACGGCGACGGTGATGACGGCGAAGGCGGCGGCGCCGGCCATGGCATCGGCCCGGTTGCTGGCAAAGCCGAGCGCCAGCATGGCGATCTGCAGCAGAGGGGGGATGAGGCGCATGGTGGGCTCCTGGTTTGATGTGGCGTTGGGATAACTATACGAATATGAATAAGTTGTGTCAATACGCAAACGCATAGTTTCAGGCAAAATAAAACCCGCCGAAGCGGGTTGTGGTCATTTCACCTGCTGCTGCTTATTTTCGGCACTGGGTGCGTTCTTCCTTGTCTTTCAGCTTTCCGCCCTCGATGGTTTGCCATTGCATGTTACTCGGCGCGTCCGCGCCGCCGCCGCAGAGGGGGATGATGTGGTCGACGACGTAGCCGGGGCAGGGGCCGCGTGGCTGGCCGGTGGCGGGGCAGGGGTATTCGCGGACAAATGCGGCGCGCTGGGCGGCGCTGCGCTCGTGACTGGCGCAGGCAGATAACCACACCATGGCGGCCAGCCCGACGAACAGTGTGGCCTTGTTCATGGCTTTTCGTTTTGAGCTATCAGGCGGCGGCCGGTCGGCGAGTTGGCGGGAATCATTTCTCGTGATCCGCAGGCGGGACAGGCGTTGTAGCGGGTGGATAGGCGCCATATGGAATAGATGAGGCCGGGAAGGAAGAGGCACATCCACAGGATGATCTCTATCCCGATGCTGCCGCGGGTGGTGGATTTCGGGTTTCCTGGCGTTCCGCATGCCGCGCAGACGAAGGCGGCGGGCTCCTTCTTTCCGGTTGCCCAGTCGTACAGGCGGCGCAGGGCACCGAGGATCACGATGATGATCAGGCCGATGACGATGATGCTGGGTAGAAACTCCACATGACCTCCGGTTATGACGTGTTGTTAGCCCTTAATCAAGCGCAGGCGAGGCCGGGTTATTGTTGCTCGCTGCGCTGCACGAAATTATCCAGTGCGCGCTGGCATAGCCAGATGACCTGTTCCTTGTCTTTGGCGTCAGCCACGCGAAATCCTTCGATGACCAGACGCTCTTCAGCCGTGAATGTTGCGGTCGACGTGTTTTCAACGGCATAAATGGCGCTGTCCTGCTTCGCTGTGTGCTTGGGGGTCGATCTTCCATAGAGATCGTCGGCCTTGAGGCCGAAGAACCGAGCGAGTTTTTCGACGTTGGAGCGCCTTGGGTCTTTCGAGTCACCGGACAAGATGCGGAATATTGTCGGCTGGGTGACATGTGTTTTGGCCGCCAGCGAGTGCGGGTTTTCACCGGCATCTTCCATCAGTTTCTTGAGGTTCTCGCGCAATCCCATGGTGTTAGAACTATGCGCGAATAAATAATTCGTTTGTGCATTGCCTGCGCTATACGTTTGCGTATAAGATTGCGGGTATGAGATCAACACAAGAAAACCTCCTGTTGCTTAGAAGCCGCGGTTACTCGCAGATGCGAATCGCCGAAGAGCTTGGGATTTCTCAGCCGATGGTGTCGCGCTGGGAAAACGGTGAGGTTCCCAATGCGGCAGATATAGCGCTGCGGCTTGATCGGCTGGCAAGTGCGGTTGACCAAGCACCGAATGAGGCCGCCTGACATGGCGGCTATCACCCGTGTCTCCCTCCACCCGGTCTCCATCGACGGGTTTCGCGTCCCGGCCTGGCCTTGCCAGTGCCGGGCGTTTTTTTGAGCACCGACCATGGCTGACAAATGCACCGAAGAGCTGAAGCTGCGCCTGCCGGAGAGTCTGCTGTTGCAGCTTTCGCGTCTGGCCCATGCCGATGATCGCAAGTTGAGCGAGTACATCCGTTTCGTCCTTTCGTCCCATGTCTTTGGCCACGCAGTCAGGCTAGACGAGGCGGGCGAGGAATGACAGGCGCAATGGGGCACATTGGGACACACAAAATAAATGCCTGATTTCCTGATTCCGAAATCGCCCCTGGTCAGCGGCCTGCTGGCCTTCGTTTCGCTCGGCAGCACATGGCTGGCGTGCCGCCTGATGCGCTATACCGATGGTGACGATGATGAATAACCGGCGAACCTGATCCGATCGATGCCTAACAACAATAATTCAGGGAGCGCCCCGGGCGGGCGCATCGATACGGCTGCGCTGCTGGCGCGGGTGGATATCGTTGCGGTGATCGACGCCTATGTGCCATTGACGAAAAACGGTGCGGAGTATGAGGCGTGCTGCCCGTTCCACAACGAAGCGACGCCGTCGTTCAAGGTGTCGCAGGTGAAGCAGTTCTATCACTGCTTCGGCTGCGGCGCGAATGGCGATGCGCTGAAGTTCCTGATGGAGCATCAGGGGTTGTCGTTCGTCGGGGCGGCGCAGCAGCTGGGCGGCGATGTGCTGCCGGCGGCGAATGCGGCGCCGTTGCCCTTGCCCGCCCGTGAAAAGCGGGTATCGCCGTGGGCGCCCTGCGGCGCGGCGCCAGTCGATGCGCCGGCCCCACCGAAGGCACACGTCAAGCGCGGCCTGCCGGAGCGTACCTGGTGTTACCGGGATGCCTCTGGCGCTGTGCTGGGCCATGTGTTCCGCTTCAAGACGTCGGATGGCGGCAAGGAAGTGTTGCCGGTGACCTGGTGCCGCAACAGCGAGACCGGGGCGGCGGAGTGGCACTGGATGGCCTTTGCCGAGCCGCGGCCGTTGTACGGCCTGGACAAGCTGGCGGCGCGGCCGGAAGCGACGGTGTTGCTGGTCGAAGGCGAGAAGTGCGCCGATGCGGCGCAGGCCGAACTGCCGGAGCTGGTGGTGGTGTCGTGGCCGGGTGGCGGCAAGGCTGATGGCAAGGTCGATTGGGCGCCGCTGGCCGGGCGCAAGGTGATTACCTGGGCGGATGCCGATGCGAAGCGGGTGCCATTGACGCCGGCGGAGCGCGAANNGAACAGAAGGACAAGCCGTTGCTGCCGGAAGCCGAGCAGCCGGGCGCGGCGACCATGGCGCGCATTCGTGAGCGGTTGATTGCGCTCGGTTCCAGGCTGTGGGACGTGGATTTGCCGCCCGCAGGCAGCAAGCCGGACGGCTGGGACGTGGCGGATGCGGTGAATGAGGGCATTACGTGCCATGATCTGGCAGAGTTTGTGCGCCGCAAGGCCCGTTCCGTCGTTCCAGCGGCGGCGCCTGAATCGGTGGAACAGCCTGTGCCAGTGCGGGTTTCGCGTGGAACGAGCGGTAATGCGGTCGACGTGAAAAGGCGCTCGGAAACGGCGTTGCTGGTGGATGCGGTGGATTGGCTGGCGGCGAGCACGCCGCCGGTGTGGATCGTCGCCGGGATCATTCAGCGCGGGCAGCTGTGCGCGCTGACGGCGGTGACCAATCACGGCAAGACGGCGGTCGGTCTGTTGCTGGCGGTGTGCATTGCCACCGGGCGCAAGTTCGCCGGCCGGGAGATTCAGCAGGGCAAGGTGTTGATCCTCTGTGGCGAGAACCCGGACGGGTTCCGCACGCGCCTGATGGCGACGCTGCAGTCGATGGGCCTCGAGCCGGGCGATGTGGCCGGGCTGATTACGGTGCTGCCGCTGGCGCTGCGCATCGGCGAATACGCCGAGCAGATCGTCGAGGAGGGTAGGGCGGGCGGCGGGGAATACGCGCTGGTGCTCATCGATACGTCGGTGAGCTACTTCACGGGCGACAACGAGGACGACAACCTGCAGGCGCGATCGCATGCCTGGCACATGCGCGCCTTGTGCGAGCTGCCGGGGCGGCCGGCGGTGATCGCCAATTGCCNNCGAACGAAATCGACGCCAATCTGACCGTCTGGTCGGATGGCGAGACAGCGACGATGCACTGGTTCCGCAAGAAGCGCGGGCCGGACTTTGACCCGATCCCTTTCGAGTTCCACGGCAAGACGGTGGAGGAGCATGGGGTGAAGGTGCCGACGGTGGTGGCGGTGCATATCAGCGATCAGCGCGCCGATGAATTGAAGCGGGCGCGCAATCAGGAACAGGATCGGCTGCTTTACGCGATGTTGCATCACCCGGGCGAGACGTATGCGTCGTGGGAGAGTGCGTGCGGCTGGAATGGTGAGAACAGCAAGTCGAAGGTGCACCGGATCATCCAGGTGCTGCTGGCGGACAAGCTGGTGACGAAGGATCGCCGCGGGTGGAAGTTGAACGCCCTTGGCGAGCAGGAAGCGAGGCGCATCACATGATGGCGCATGGCTCCAAACCTGGGCTGCGTGGCAGCCGGCAGGGGGAACTGGCCATGCGTTTGGTAGGGCCGCGATATGGCGCCGGGCAACTGGCCTCCAGCGCGGTCATGAAGCGAACGGCAGGGCGATATGGCACCGGGCAACTGGTCCCCAGCGCCGCTGTTCTTGATGGCGATGATGCGCGCTCAACAGGGGTCTGTTCCGGCTTGTTCCGCTGTTCTGGAACGAGAAACTTACGGCTGGAACGGAATTTTTATGAATCTCCGGAAAGGCAGGCGGCGCAATGGTTTCGGTTGTTTTTTTGGTTTGGAACGAGTGGAACGGCAAATCCCTCTCCCTCCCCCCTAAAGGGGGAGAGGAGAGAGGGATTGCCGCCGCCGAACCTGTCGGGCTTGGCAGTGATGGCTGACGACCGGGAGCAGCGGGCGGCGTGGGTCGGGGCGAACCTGCCGGAATGCAGTGCTGTGGCAGCGGCCTTCCGTGCCGAGTTTGGCGAGGTTCGGCTGGTCTTCGCCAGCGAGAACGGGCATGTGATCGGCAAGCTGGGGCCAGATGGCGTGAAGCTGTCGGAAACGGTGGTCGGCCGGATGTTCCCGGAAAAGCCGGAAGGGCGGCGGTAATGGCGTCCGTGCCGTTCTCGTGGATGTGGAAAGACCCGGCGCTGATTGCCGACCAACTGCTCGGAATGCGTGAGCGGATGGCGCTCGAGGAACAGCGGCTGAAGGAACAGGACCGCCGCCG